ACACAACAAAAACATGCAATTTCATATGGGAAATAAATGGAATGAAGCTAAATATAATGATAGTGACCCAAGAAATAATATGGTAGAACCTAAGTTAATCATTGATAATTTTAAAAAACTTGATAAAAATAAACCAGTTGCATGTGCAACAGAATAAGGAGATAAAATGGCGAATAAAACAGCAGAAGTAATAGCAGCAGATTTTGTAGCAATGGGACACAGCGTGGCTGTAATCACAGATGTAATTGCTGGAGATCAAATGGCAGACGCAACAGCAGCTGACAAACAAAGTGCAGTTGATAGAAATGTTGAACACTTAGTGCTAAAAAAAGCAGAGAAAAAAATTGAAGATGCTACTGCTTCTATTTGGACTAACGAAAGTTTTACTGCAATTGATGCAGCTATATCAGCAGGTAATAATTACACGGCGTAAATGCCATGTTACAAAAAGTAAATTTTCAACCAGGATTTAATAAACAGGTCACAGCAACTGGAGGCGAGAGTCAATGGATTGAGGGTGACAATGTTAGGTTTAGATATGGACTTCCTGAAAAAATAGGTGGCTGGGCTCAATTAGGTTCGGTAGATATTACAGGTCGTAACACAGCAATACACCATTTTATAAATTCTTCTGGAATTAAATATGCTATTTTAGGAGGCAATAGAATTCTATACGCATATTCAGGGGGTATTTTTTATGATATTCACCCAATAAAAACTACAACAACATTAACAAATTCTTTTACTACAACTAACGGAAAATCAATTGTTACAATAACTTTTGCTTCTGCGCACAATATAAATGCAGGAGATATTATATTATTAGATAGTTTTACATCTATAACTGGTTCTAATTATAATTCACAAAATTTTGATTTAAATAAATTTCAAGTAAAAAGTATACCCACTGATACAACTTTAACTATTGATGTTGATGTAAACGAAACGGGTAGTGGTGCTACAACATCTGGTGGTATTAGAGTACAACATTATTACCCAGTAGGTCCCGCTCAAGAAGTTGCCTCAACAGGTTGGGGTCTTGGATCATGGGGTGGTGTACAACAAGGACAATTCACATCTACGTTATCATCATCAATTAATACAAGTGTTACAAGTTTAACTATGGCAAGTTCATCAGCATTTGCATCATCTGGTACTGTATTGATTGGAACAGAATTAATTACTTACACATCAAATAGCAGTAATACGTTATCTGGATTAACGAGAGGGGCAAAAGGAACAACAGCTGCATCACATTCTAGTGGAGCAACTGTAACAGATGCTTCTAATTATGTTGGATGGAACGCTGCTGCGTCTGGAGACGTTATAACTGATCCAGGTATTTGGTCTTTAGACAATTTTGGTAATAAATTAGTTGCAACCATTTTTAATGGAGAAAGTTTTGAGTGGGATTCAGATCCAATTACAGCTAACAGTACAAGAGCAACAATAATAGCTGGTGCTCCAACAGCTTCAAGATTTAGTCTTATATCTACTCCAGATAGACACGTAGTATTTTTTGGAACAGAGACAACAATTGGCACAAAATCAACACAAGACGAAATGTTTATAAGATTCTCGTCTCAAGAAGATATTAACACATACACGCCAACATCAACGAATACTGCTGGTACACAAAGACTATCAGATGGTTCTAGAATTGTTGGAGCAATTAGAGGTCGTGATGCAATTTATGTTTGGACAGATACAGCTTTATTTGTAATGAAATTTGTAGGTCCACCCTTTACTTTCTCATTTCAACAAGTAGGTACTAACTGTGGATTAATTGGCAAAAATGCAGCCGTAGAAGTTGATGGTGTTGCATATTGGATGTCAGACAATGGCTTCTTTAGATACTCTGGTAAATTAGAATCACTACCTTGTTTAGTTGAAGATTTTGTTTACGACGATATTAATTTAATACCTAAACAACACATCAACGCTGGATTAAATAATTTGTTTGGTGAGGTGATGTGGTTCTATCCTAACTCTGGTTCAGGTATAGTTAATAAAATGGTTGCTTATAATTATTTAGATTCATCAAGAGAAAGACCCGTATGGACTAGTGGTACATTAGCTAGAACTGCGTGGCGAGATTCTGCTGTGTTTGGTAAACCTCATGCAACAGAATATAATGCAAGTGCTACAACAGCTACTACAGATGTAAACTATGTTTATGGAAACACAGATGGCACTTCAACATATTTTGAACATGAAACAGGTTTGGATCAAATTAAAGAAGGAGCAACAACAGCTATTGCTGCAAGTATTGAATCTGGAGATTTTGATATAGGTAACCAAGGTTTACAAGGAGATGGTGAGTTTGTAATGAAAATAAGAAGATTTGTACCAGATTTTTTATCTCAAACAGGTGATGCAGTGGTCACATTAAATTTAAGAAATTATTCTAATGATTCACAAGCAAGTTCTTCGCTTGGTCCATTTACTATTACATCATCAACAACAAAAGTTGACACTCGTGCAAGAGCAAGAGCTATATCTTTAAAAGTTGCTAATACAAGTACAGGACAGTTTTGGAAACTAGGTACCTTTAGATTAGACATACAACCGGATGGTAGAAGATAATGGCTAGAATTATACAATCATTAACACAACCAAACGATGAGTACGATCCACAGGTACAACAATCATTTGTAAGAGACGTTGAAGGTATTGTAAATAAATTAAACACTACCTATCAACAAGATTTAAAAGACGAATCAGAAGCAGAGGCGGTATTCTTTGGCTAATTCATTTGTAAATAAAAAAGTAGATTTAACTACAACTAATGTTACAACAGTTTATACTGTACCAACAGCTACAACTGCAGTTATAAAATCCATATTAATATCAGAAGACTCTGGTAATGCGGACACTGTAACTGTAACTATTACAGACACAGCTAGCGCTGTATTTAGTGTATTTAAAACAAAAGCAGTTGGAGCAAACGCAACAATAGAATTACTTACAGAACCCCTTGTTTTACAAGAAAGTGAAATACTAAAGGTGACTGCGGCAACAGCCAATAGACTACATGTTATACTATCTTCCTTAGAAATAAAACCAAGAGAAGTTACAACATAGTCTTGATTTATCTATTAAAAACAGATAGTAATATAAACTCAGGTACACTCCCTGCTTTAACCAATAGATAAAAATTATGATATCAAGATCAAATATGCGTAGACAATTACGAGCTAGTGGTGGTATTACAAATGCCAGACAAATGGCTGCCTTCGGCGGTATCATGGGTTCGGACGGAAGAAAACAATACGGTATTGGTAGTTGGTTAAAAGAAAAAATTAGAAAAATTATTCCAAATGAATTAGCAGATATTGCAGTTAAAGCTGCACCGTTTGTTGCACCATTTAATCCTGCTATTGCAGCAGGAATGGCTGGCTTAGGTAGTTTTGATAAAACAGGTAGAATAGGTTCTTCATTAAAAGCTGGAGCTATGAACTATGCTGGTGGCCAAGCTGCTAGATATTTAGGTGGGGCAGGTGTTCAAGGCAATCCTTTTTCTGCTGATGGCGGAGCGTTTAGAGGTGGACTAGAAGGAATTAAAGGAGGCTTTAGCTCGCCGCTAGGAACTGACACAGGTTTTAAATTAGGTACAGAAGGCACAGGGACAAATAATCCTTTATCTGACGGCAACGATGGTGCAAAAAAATTTGCAGAAGATCAAGGAAAAGGTTTTATGGAAAGAACAACAGATAAAATATTTGATAAAATTCCTTTTGGAAATAAATTAAATCAGACAGTAAAAGAAAAATTATTAGTTGGTGGAGTAACATCAGCAGCTACATATCTTTATGAAAAATTTGTAGCAGGTTATCCAGAACCTAAACCTGGTGAAGATATGGCAGCTTACATGGCAGAGAGAAGACAAAGAGTTGGAACACAAATGAGAACTTATATGGATAACTATCTTGCTTATGATCCACAATATTCAGCAATGAGTGATGCAGAAAAAGATGCTTTTGTTGAAAGAAACAATAAAAATATGGGCGGTCTTATGAGAACAGGTTATGCTAATGGTAGTGGTGGTATTACAATGGCAAATACTCTTGCACAAAACGTTGCACAAAACAGAGCTAACCAAACAGCAAGAGCTAATGAATTAGAAATGGCAAGATCAAGACTGCCGGGTTACCAAGCACCACAAAGAGCAATGGCTCCAACTAAAGCTCCTATGTTAACACCTGCAGATTTAAATCCACCACAATTATTTCAACCAGGTGATCCAGATTTAAACATAGGTATACCTGAAAGACCTCAATTAGGTGTTACACCACCTGTAGAAAGAATAATACCATCAGGAGGTATGGATTTTTCACTACCTGGAATGACAACTGTAATGCCACAACTACCGAGAACAGACGAAGAAATTTTAACAGAGAGAGAAAAAAATAATTTATTTATTACTCAACCAGGTTTTCCAGATAGTGATGGAGATGGTATAGATGATAGATTATCTGACGAAGAAAAAGAAAGAAGATTAAATCCTATAGGAGGAGGAACATTAGAAGAAGCACCACTAACAGACGAAGAAATTTTAGCAGAGAGAAAATTAAACCCACCTAAGTCACCTGGCTTTAATCCAAGATATGAAGGTAGGTATGCACAAGATCCTGGACAGAGAAATAAGATTCCAGTAGGAGGCTACAAAGAACCTCTACCTCAAGATCAGTTAATGGCAGGGTTTGAAGAATATGTAAGAAACAATCCATACAGCGGTGCTGGAACAACGGCTATAGTTCCAGTTACATTACCAGGTGGATATAGTTATAATTTTTCAGGAAGCCAAGAAGCAAATGCTTTTGGTAAATATCTAGAATCTATTGGACAGGCACCTGCTCAAGGTAGAAGGCAACCTGGGGATCTAGCTAAAATAGGTTTTCCAAACGAAGGTTTAAGAAAAATTATTAGTGATGGCCGCGGACTAGCTAAACTAGCAGTTGGTGGCAGGGTTGGTCAAAACATGGGTGGCCTTATGAGATTAAATTATATGATAGGCGGAGAAGCTAAACAAATGGAAGCAGGCGCACCACCAATAATGTATTCAGGTAATATGGATCCTAATGCACAAGCAGGATTACCATCAGTACCGGGACCTATGCAAATGGCAGAAGACGGACCAGAATTTGATATGAGAGAAAATGGTGGATTCCAACCATTAGGTAGACAAGAAGGTAAAGATGATGTACCTGCTATGTTAGCCAAGAATGAATTCGTAATGACAGCAGACGCGGTTAGGGCAGCGGGCGGCGGGAGTATACAAAAGGGAGCACAGAAGATGTACGACACAATGAAAAAATTAGAAAGTAGAGTATCATAATGGCAATAACAGAACAAA